TTGCACTCTGTGTTTTGATTCGTCTCTCATATGTGGATCGTAGTTTCTAAAATCAAATTCTAATTCACCACCTTTGTATTCTGATCCATCTGTTAACTGACAAGTCATAGATAGTTTTCTAATTTTACCATTTTCAGGTCCTTTTCTATCATAAGGTTTATCCCAACTATCACAGTGCCAATCATAGTATTGGTTTAATTTATATTTTGTAAACTGACAAGACTCACTTCTGTCCCAATCAAAGTTCCAACCGGCACTTCTATTAGCTTCGTGCACATATGGGTGTAACTCTTTATATATCCAAGTATCATTTAACCATACTAAATCAGAGTTTCTTTTTCTTTTTAAATCTAATACTTCTTCTTTTTTTAATTTTCTATCACCATAACCACCAGTTCTAGCCATAACTTCTTTTTGTGATTTAGCATATTCTATAACCTCATCACAAAATTTTGGTGTCAACACACCACTAAAATACCAGTAGTGATTAGATATATTCATAAGTTATTGTTTGAACAAAGTTTAATGAATCTTTTTGATTGTTAGTTAGGTAATACATATTAGTTGATGGAAACATAATAAATTTATTATTAGTCAATGGTATATCCCAACTTCTACCTTTACGTCTGTTATCTTCATAGTGTATTCGAACATTACAATCTTTAACTTTTACACCATAGAGTAATGTATAATCTGGAGAGTTTCTTAAATCCACAGGATCTATATTTAATAATGGTATTGTAGTCTCGCTAGGTTTATACATATTACCCCACGTTTCTTTGTTAACTAAAGTAAATCCATAGTTTAAATTTATATGATCTCTCATATATGTATTTAACATATCGAATGTTCGTGAGAATGGAAAAGGTGAATCTGTAACTTGTGATTTTAAAATGTCGTTTTGTAATTTATCTCGGTCAATGTCCCAATCTTTAGGCATTGCCACATCACCATAATATAGAGCTTGCTCTGTTAATACTTTCTTCTGCATACCACCACCATTTTTAATTTATGCTTTGCTATCTGTCAAGTCCCAAGTCTGTCCAGCTTCATTCCATACGTAAGACCACATATGAGTATTAGCTGTATTTTGTGATTCTTGTTCTGCAGTTAATGCAGGAGCATCACCAATTGGTGATTTCCATTGTGCAGTTGTAGTATCTTTTACCCAAGATGCATAAGGTGATTTTGGCCAAAAGATATTATTATCTTCGTCCCAAGTATAGCCTATGCCTGCATAGTTTCCTCTAAATGCTTTTGAGTTGTCACCAGATGAATGTGTATTACTTGATGTATTGTAAGATGTTTGAATCCACATTTGTGCAGGCCAATTATTATGTGTTTCTAAATATTGTTGACCTACTGATTCATCTTCAACGCCATCAGCGTTTAACATATCACCATTATTCAAAGTTAATACTTGAATAACTTTTCCGTTTGATCCTAGTTTTGCAAAATGTGCCATAATGTTTCTCCTTATATATTAATTTTAATTATCATTCAACTATGATGTTTTATATCTTATTATTACTATACCTGAACCACCTGCTCCAGAGGCAGTTGAAATCGGTCCATTTCCACCACCACCACCACCAGTGTTAGCTGTGCCTGCCGTTCCTGCGCCAGGGTATCCACCAGGTCCACCACCACCTGTTCCACCAGCTTTCGCTGGTGTTGGAAAAGAGGAACCAGCTGCTCCACCACCTCCACCAGCAAAAGCTGTTGGAGTTCCATTAATACTTGTTGTTGCCCCTGCACCACCAGTCGAGTTAGTTGTGGCTGCATCTCCTCCACCTGCAGTTGCTCCGCCGCCGCCACCTACTCCACATCCACTATTGCATCTATTTCCACCAGGTTCACCTTGCGGTGGACTTACAGGAGGTATATTTCCATCACCTTTAGTATTCCCAGGTGCTCCTGATCCACCACCAGATCCACCATTACCTCCCCCTACGTCAGGCCACCCACCTCCAGGACCACCTCCTGCTGATGTAATTGTTGAAAAAGATGAATTAGATCCTGAATTACCTGGTTTTGAAGGAGCTCCAGCACTTATTGCAGCTCCACCAGCACCTACTACTATTGGAAAACTTGTTGCTGTTACTGTAATTCTATTTGGTGCACTTGGATAACCATCTAAAGGACTTGCTGTGTATGGAGTGCTTGGAGATTTAACTTCTCTAAAACCACCTGCTCCTCCGCCAGCACCTAAAGAATCTCCTAATCCACCCGATGCTCCTCCAGCTACTACCATATAAGAAACTAAATTATTTGCTGCACAATTAGAAAGACTGCAAACTGTAAATGTGCCTGGACCTGTAAATGTGTGAATTGTATCATTTCCAGATGTTGTTTTAGTTCCACCTGTTGCTGATATAAATGTTGCTGTTGGTACCTCACTTTGCAAACCTGAATCTGTTACTAACCAACCTTGTGTTGAATCTATAAATACTAATGTAACAGCTAAACCTTCTGTATCTAAAGTTGCATCAACAGTATTATCTCCAGCAATTTTATCAGAACCATTTGGTGAGAGTATACAATTATTTGTATCCCAAGTATTTGCATAATCTTTTACTGCAACAACAGCTCCTGCTGTTCCTGCTGGTAAGTTGACTGTTACTGCTCCACCTGTTGTATTTACAAAATATCCTTCACCAGCAACCGCTGTGAAAGTTGATGTTTTAACTGTTGTTACCCAAGACGCTGAACCTGTTGCACCAAAGTTTGTTGCCGTTCCTTGGTTGTTAATTGTTGCACCACTAGGAATTGTGAATGTATCACCACTATCACCTAGGGTTACTGTTGTGCCCGATCTTGGACTAATTTTATTTACTTTTACTTCACTCATAATTTACCTATTGAAATTTATACCTTAATATTACTATACCAGAACCACCCGCTAATCCAGATGTAGGAGATGTACCTCTTTCACCGCCACCACCGCCACCGCCAGTATTAGCTGTGCCGGCTGTTCCAGCTGGACCGCCTTGTTTTGTTCCATTTCCTCCTCCACCAGCACCGCCAGCACCTCCTGGATTTGAACCACCATAAGTAGATCCGCCACCACCTCCAGCAAAAGCTGTGTTAGAACCATTAATACCTGTTGTTGCTCCAGCACCGCCAGCACCACCTTGAGTAGGTGAACCACTACCACCAACTGCAGTTGCACCACCACCACCGCCTGAACCATAACCAGGTGGAGAGTGGGCAGGTGGACCGCCGTTATTACCTTGTGGAGGACTAACTGGGGGTGTATTTCCTGAACCTACACCAGCACCAGCGCCACCGCCACCACCAGAACCACCAGATTGACCTCCTTGAGGACTTGGAGCTTCTCCTCCACCTCCTCCACCACCGGCTGATGTTATTGTTGAAAAACTTGAAGCCACACCTCCACTCGCTGCTCCTGAACTACAAGGTGCTCCTGCACCTCCACCACCTACTGCGATTGGAAAACTTGTTGCTGTAACTGTTATTGTTCCTGATCCTTCTAATGGACTGGCTGTGTATGGTGTGATTGGAGATTTATCTTCTCTAAATCCACCTGCACCTCCTCCACCACCGTGAGCTGCTCCACCGCCTGCACCACCAGCGACTACCATATAAGAAACTTGATTATTTGCTGGTGCAGGAGAAGCTGTTGCTATTGTACATACTGTAAAAGTTCCTGGACCAGTAAATGTATGAATTTTATCGTTTCCACAAGTTGTTATTGTTCCACCTGTTGCTGATATATAAGGATTAACTCCTGTTTCTGTGTCCTCTGCATTTTGAACATTGACCCATCCTTTTGTTGAATCTACATATACAAAAGTTGCTGCTTGTCCATCTACATTTAATGTTGCATCTTGTGCCGTTCCACCAATTTTTTCCGAACCGTTTGGACTAATTGTTAAATTATATGTTGCAAAGTTTCTTGCATAATCTGATACTGCAACAATAGCTCCAGCAGATCCTGCTGGTAAGTTCATTGTGATTGCACTTCCCGAATTTATAAAATAACCTTCACCATCTGCTGCCGTAAATGTTGCAGTCTTTGGTGTTGTTTGCCAATCAACAGATCCTGATCTACCAAATCCTGATTGTGATGCTCCACTTGCTAAAGTAACCGTATCACCACTTGCACCTAAAGTTATTGTAGCTCCACATTGACTAATTAAATTTCCACCATCTGATGCTTGTAAATTATTTGCACCTGTTCTAACTCCATCAGAAGCAGCTCCAACAGTTACTGTTGTACCACATTTATTAATGATGTTTGAATCATCTGAAACTTTATTTATATTATCTACTTTAATTTTACTTGTCATAATTATTGAAATTTATACTCTATTA